ATACTGAAAGGATTACTCTAGCATTTGATTTACATCCAAGATATGATAATCAAATTCCATTGATTGATAAACCAATTTGTAGTTGGGATAGTAATAAACAAGAGTACACATTAGATGAAACCATTTTTCAAGATTAGAGAGTTTGCTTGGGTAATTGTATCTGAGTTAGAGGATGTATTATATCCTTATCGTGTTGATCCAGATAGCTATTTGGAAGATGATGAGCAACCTACAGATGATTTGATATATCTTAAAGCACAGAATAATGCTAACAACGATAGGATAGACCGACTACAATCTGAGATGCTTTATGTTACTTCCCAGATAAATGACATAAATAGTCACTTAGGAAAAAGTAAGAATAGTTCTAATGAAGGACAAGAAGGCAGCAAAACTATTATTAAAGAGGGCAAAGAAACATCCTGAATGGTATAGTAAGGATGAGATCAGGTATGCTAAAATAATGAAGAGAAGAATTAAACTTGGAGAACATAATGAAGGACAGTTTGAAGATTAATAGAAGAGATGATGGTTCATTTGAGGTTGAATGGGACAAAAAAGATCCTAACTGGATGTTTATGAACGACTTGACATCAGAAGAGATTGAGAGTATAGTGCAAGAAGCAATTAAGCACGACCAGAATGAGCGACAGGGACAGCAACCGCAGTTATTCGTTGACTAATTTGGAGGATGCAGTAGAAGATGCTATAACATCTGACTGCACCCCAGAAGAGATATATGATACCATAAGAACAACTCTTAGGAGGAATCTAACATATCATAGAATATGCGTAAGAACTGCTAATGAAGTGTTGCGTCTTGTTCATGGAACTGAGCATAAGGATAAGGTTATAAACCTTCATGAGAAGGAGTTAGATCAATCTTTAACTGAATGGCCAGATTATACAGAACTACCTGATAGGGTTGGAGATCCTACTTATACTGAAAAAGAAATGACCTATCAAGAAATGATTGATGCTGGTTATGAAATGACTGGTGATGGTATTTGGTGGCCAAAGGATAAAGAGGAGGAGACACCCGACTATGATAATCCTTATGTTTGTGCTAAAATAGATGAACTCGCTGGAGACAACAGAAACTAATGGACAAGGAATTTCACGGACAAGAACCAGAGATGCTGGAAGTAACTACCACCAAGAATAAAGAACTTGGTCTATGGGATGTTAAAGCAACACTTAGATTACCACCTATAACTGTAAGAAGGTTAAAGAAAGATAAGGATGATATTGCTTATGAATTGCGTAATGCCTTCAGCGAAGTAATTTCAGAGATCGTAGAGAAGTATTGTGAGGAGGAACTTTGATGGCATTATCACAACAGGTAGAATATTCTCTTCGAGAAGCACAAGAGGCACTAAGAAATGCTTTATCTTTTGCTGCTAGAAGTGAGAAACCTTATGTTAGCAAGCATATTGCTGATATGTTGGCAAACATTGAGAATCTACTAGATGCAGTAGACATTGTGGAAAAGTTAGAGAACCGTCAAGATGGTGATAGTGGGTTATTTGGTACTTTCTTCGAGAAACCCGAAGAAGATTAAATAAACCTTAAGCATAACTAGATTTTATAAGTAGTTATGTTATAATTCCCACACAAACGCATTTAGAAAGATGATTAATCTCGATGAACGATACCTAGAGTATCTGCACACCGATAAGAAGTTTAGTATAGATGGAAGCAACGAGAAAGTTATTAACTACGGTTGGCATTGTGATGGAAACGAGATAAAGGGACACTACGTTACCACTAATAACCATAAATTATACTATAATATGAGTGGTGATTTCGTTAGAAAAGAGCAACTACAACTTGCTTGAACTAGAGATTACTCAAACGCAAATTCTGTTGGATTATGACACACCCAAAACACGATTTAGAACACGAAGTTTACATTGACCCTAAAGATGGTAAAGAGCATACTAATCATGGTATGCACGAATATACCAGAGAGGATTTAGAAAATGTTCACGCAGATTATGATGAGTATCATAAAAGTGATGTAGTTGATCCTAATGAGGGAAAGATCAACGATTATCATACAAGGCACGAAGATTCCCATCTTGAAATCTACTGTGATAATCACCCTGATGCTGACGAGTGTAAAGTATATGACGACTAAGTGGTTATAGCTTATGACACTTGTTAGAGTGGCACACAACCCCCTTTCAGGGGGTTTTTTATTGCTATAATATTAATATAGTTAAGCACTAAACCAATGCCATTTGTTACTGAGGAATTGAGAAGTGCTATTACTGAAGCACGTCAATTTGAAGAGAATGAGAAGTATAATGATTCTGTTTGCATGAAGGAATGTAGTGGTGGAGTTAAGGAAAGCACCTTTAACAAATCATTAGAGAACATTGCTAAGTATGCTAGTGAGGATGATATAGCATTTTATAAGTTTGTCTATTCTTTATTCTCAAAACCTAAGTGTTGCTTACCTAAAGGTCATAAAGGTAAGTGCAAAAGTAGTTACACTTCTTACTTTGCAAAAGCATTTGCAAATAAGATAAAAGACTGTGATACTACGCCTGGCGATGATGACATTTTATTTAAGAATAGGGCAAGAAGAACTTATCCAGTTCAAGTTACAAAAGAAAATTATACTAAGTTAAATGCAAAGTATAAGTGGAAAGGTAACAATGTTAAACTTAAAGCAGGTACACCAGTAGAGAATGGTGGAACTCCTTATACAATAGCAACAGCACATTTCGATTTTGCAGCAATACTAATGCTACAAAAAGATATTGAGCATAACTTACCTGAAGATGTAGAAGAGAAGTTAAAGGCAAGAGCAAAGGAGATTGTAAAGGAATTTGAGGATCAGCAAATTTATATTGTTGGCAAGGATGGTTACTTATGTGATCCAGTTTTAGGATTGACAATAGAAGCGAACTGGTATAATATAGATGATAAACGTGACCCTAATCAAATACAATTTGGACACGTTAATCCGTTAAAATCTAACAAGTATATGACTAGGGGTGGTAATGTTTTACCAATTACAAGAAGAGGTAATTTAATACAATCAGACACACCACTATCTAAAGTTAATGAGTTTATTAAAGATGCAGCAGCACACACTTCTCCAAGGTGATTGTTTAATTAGAATGAGGGAAGTTGAGGACAAGTCTGTTGATCTTGTTCTCATTGATCCACCATATAACATTGCTAAAGATGATTGGGATAACTTTGGTGTGACCAAAAAAGGTTATCAACCAAAAGAATATTCTGGTGTATCTTATTATGAGTGGATGCAAGAAGTATTCATTGAAATTGATAGAGTATTAAAGGATAGTGGTTCATTCTGGTTCTTTCATAATGACTTCAGAATGATGGCAGAGTTGGATAGAAGGATAACTGACAATACTAATTTGGAATATAGAAACTTTATTGTATGGAATAAGTTATTCTCTGGATGTAAGCAAGAAGGTTTCTTAAATGGATTTGTTCAGGTTGAGGGACTTAATAACTTCCAAAAGATGGCAGAGTATATTCTATTCTATACTAAGAAGAACTTACATTTGAAGTTGAGAGAACGTAGATTAGAGTTGGGTGTTAAATCTTCTGACATCAGTAAGGAGATACTAAGTAAAACTGGTAATGTGACTGGGTGGTATAGTAACATTGAAACTGGTAAGAACTATCCCACTAAAGAAACAATCAAACCAATTACAAAGCATCTTGGATTTACCTTAGATGATTTGGTTCCTAAGTTTTATAATCAAAGAACTCATCACTCAGTATGGCAGTATGATTTTGATTCTAAAAAGATGGGACATTTAACACCTAAACCGATAGAACTATTAAAGAATGTCATTCTACATTGTACTGATGAAGGGGATACTGTCCTTGATTGTTTTGGTGGTAGTGGAAGTACGGCAGTAGCATGTATAGAAACTAATAGAGATTACATTCTTATTGAGAGAGAAGAAAAGTATGTTAATATATCAAAGGAGAGAATCCAAAATGCTGTGCCAGTTGAGGAAGTGGCACACACTCAGTTGAATCCACTTGAACAGGTACTATAATAGCAGTATGGGAAAACAAACGAGGTTCTAAACTACTAAGACATCAGGCATACGTCTCACTCACCTTCAACTACGGTTGATAACGGAATAGTGTTGTAAGTCCTGTAAATCTTAGATATGATGTTTAGGTAAAATACACAGGAACAGTCCTCAGTTTTGTTTTCTCTCACCTTATCACACAGAAACGAGGAGATGGATGTGCCTCTGGGATCGCAACCCAAGAAAGAACTAACATCCGCTAGC